AGCTGTCGAGCCGCTCCCACTTTTTGGTGCTGCCGACGCCTTCGTAGGTGATACAGTCACCGCCGAACTTATTTGTGCCGACCTTGGGCTTCACATAGGAAAGCTGTCTGCCGGACGGAAGCGTGATAAAAAGCATCCCGCTCTTGCAGGAGAACTCAATGCCGTGGGTCTCATTGGTGTGCTTATAGCGCACAGCTTCCATAGCGGCGCGGTCAACATCCCACCACAGTTTTGTAATGTTGGGATTGGCCTGCCTCCACGCATCCACCAGAGGCGGCAGTTCCTCTTCGGAAAGACCCATCTCCAATGCGCCCATTGCCTTCAACGCACCGACCGATCCACCATAGCCCAGAGCCAATTCTGCGATTTTGCCCTTCTGCCGGAGGTGACCGTTGATGCCATGCTTTTCGACAGGGACACTAAACATCTGGGAAGCGGAAGCACAATAAATGTCCTTACCTTCAGCAAAGACCTTCTGCCGCCACTCTTCTCCGGCAAGCCACGCAATGACACGGGCTTCGATGGCAGAAAAGTCCGCAACGATCAGCTTGGCATCGGCTCTGGGGACGAATGCCGTGCGGATAAGCTGTGACAGGGTGTCCGGCACATCCTCATAGAGCATTTCCAGAGCGTCGAAATCGCCGCAGCGGACAAGCCCACGGGCTTCCGCCAGATCCACCAAATGGTTCTGGGGCAGATTCTGCATCTGGATGATGCGACCCGCCCATCGGCCAGTGCGGTTGGCACCATAGAACTGGAACATCCCTCTGGCGCGACCATCAGCACAGACAGCAGTCTCCATTGCCTGGTACTTCTTCACCGAGGACTTGGCAAGCTGCTGACGGAGGGTCAGAACTTTCTGCAATTCCGGCGGTGCCGTCTTCAGCATTTCAGCCACTGCCTTTTTTCCAAGGGTATCGGTCTCCATGCCGTTGTCCGAAAGCCACTGCTTCATCTGCTGCACGGAGTTGGGGTTCTCCAGAGCCGTCAGTTCCTTCATTGCCTGGGTCAGTTCGGAGCGGGATCTGCCATCCATCTGAATGGCCTGCTGCACCAGTTCCATATCCAGAGCAACACCACGGTCATTGATTTCCTGGTCGATGTGATATTCGTCCCAGACGCTGTCCGGCACAGGATATTTGGCAAGCCGCGCCTGAATGGACATCTCAGTCTCCACATCACGGATGTTGTATTTTTTGAAAGCCAACCACTTGTCCGGGGCATGAGCCGGAAGGTTGCGGGTGCGCTGACCGTTGGACTTGGTAGGCGCACAGGGCTGACAGAAATATTTGATGAGGTCTTTGCCTTCGGTCAACTTCTGCTTTTCCAGACCAAGCACCGAACCGACACCTTCCAGAGAAAGCGGCAGTCCCATCGTTGCTGCCCACACCATAGAACACTTCCATGAATCCGGCTCCAAGTAGTCTCCAGTGGGATAACCCAGGTGCCGAGACAGGCAGATGCGTTCAAAGTTGGCGTTGAAGGCCCACTTGGTTACAGAATCGTCCTCCAAAGCGGCAACAATGTCGGCGGGGATCTGTTCTCCGCAGGCAAGGTCGACCAGTTGCACAGGACCGCCGTCCGCGCTGTAGGAAAACAGCAATATTTCAAAATATGGGGACTCTACATAGCGGTACACGCCAGTTTTTGCAAGGGGCTGATCGCTGTAGGTCTCGATATCAATTGAGAGAGTTTTCATATCATTGTCCTTTCAACGGGAATAAGGGCGGCAGAGACTGATCCCCGCCGCCCCGTTGGTGCGTTAGTCCACCTTTGTGGCGGATTCCTTGATTTTCTTGGCTTCCTTGCGCTTACGGACCTTGTCCTTCACCCAACTCACCGCAGATGCGATGAGGAAGATGATTTCAGCGATAAACACGCCGGTCATGGCTCCGAAGCAGGTATAAAGCATCAGTTCCTGAAATTCAGTCATGGTCGCACCTCCATTAAGCCAGGAAGTCGTCATCCGCATCGGTTGCGAAGTCGGACTCGGCGCTTGCTTTACCACCCAGGGGTTCACCGGCACGGATGAGCTGCAGATTGTTCAGACCGCAAGCGATACCCTTGTTGCCGTTGGAATTGAAGGCATACAGGTTGATACTTGCACGGCCGTATACGCCGGAGTAGACCTCAGAGCGGGTCAGCACAGGATTACGGTCAGCATCCACGATTCCGGGTGCGGTGGCGGAGTTTGCATTGATGAAGTAAGCGTTGGCGTAGGCAGGATCATCGGGTCTCTCGATATCGCCGTCGCGCAGAGGGGTCTTGATAGCAGCCAGAGGAGGTACGCTCTTGCTGTTGCCCTTCAACTTGGACTGGCCCTCCTGGTAGGCAGCTTCGATTGCCGCCTTGATCTTTGCGACCGTCTTGGTATCGGACTTGGGGATGATGAGGCTGACACTGTACTTGGGAGTGCCGCCGTTAATGGACTTGGGTTCCCAGACATTGGCATAAGACCAACGGGTATCGGGACCGGTGATGACCTTCATAGGGTTGTTGACTCTGTTTGCGTTGTTAGACATATTAAAATTCCTCCATAAAATCATTTTTGGCTGTGTTCATTGCCGGACGTTTGTCGCTCTCCGGCACGAGCGTCGGTTTGCCTTGCGGCTTTTCAATGTAGGGAGCGAGAAGTTCCTCAAAGCGGGATTTGCCAAGCATCTTCTGCATTGCAGTGATGCCGAGGACTTTGCGCTCATAGGGATCGAAGCCTGCGTTCTCCACGGTGGCGGCGACAACAGCATCGTTGGTGTACTTGCGGTTGGAACGGCCTTCGACCAATTTCCATCCGTTCCAGTCCTTACCGCTGATAGCCTGCTGAAGGGCATATTCCTTCACATCAGAAGCCCAGGCGGTCAGAGCATCGACCTTGCCGAGGATATCTGCAATTTCCTCATCATCGAGGAGTGCGGGAGTCTGGAAATCGTACTGAGCAAGAGCCATGTTCGCTTCGGCGCGTTCTCTGCATTCAGCCTTTGCCTTGCAGAAGCGGCACCACTCGCCGCAGTGGAAGTCGCCTTGACCCTCATAGGCCAGTTTCGCTTTTTGGGTAAGTTCTGTGTCTGCCCATTGAAGCAGATCGACTTTTTCCATCTCGTATACGCTGACATTGGACTTGCGGGGTTGGAAGATGGTCATGCGGACGGTATCGATGTCGTAGATGTCATCGAAGATTTCCAAGGCACCCAGGGCATACAGCATCATCTGGGGATTTGCCACGGCGCTGACCTCGACGCCCTTGCCATGTTTGTAATCGCAGATGTTCATCACACCGTCAGCGATAACGATGCAGTCGGCAGTGCCAAAGCCGTCCTGAACCCAACGGGAGAAGTTCACCCGCTGTTCAATCATGACCACGGGGTCCGTGCAGGTCTGTTTTGCCGTTTCCAGGAGTTCTACCACATAGGCGGCATATCCGGCAGCGCATTCTTCCATCTCCTCGTTGTACCAGGAGAGGTTTTCGATGGGGTCTTCTGTAGGCATCCCCAGAGCCTGCTTCAAACGAAACTCGCAAAGGGTGTGGGCATCGGTGCCCTCGGCGGCATAATCGCTGCCTTTGTCCTCGTAGTTCTCGCAGAGCCGAGCGGAGGGCGTACAGTTGAGCCACCGTTCAGAAGAGGATGCTGAAAGAACAGCGTGTTTATTTGCCATCGGTCAGCACCTCCGCATCGGCAAGCAATGCCTTGTAGTGGGCGGGGTCGATCTGGGACAGCTTGGCGGCACCATACTTCTGGAGCAGGGAGCGGATCTCTGCGGTATGACCCCGGCGGGACTTATCTGCGAGAACGGCTCTGACCTGTTCCAGGGTCAGTGCGGGTTCGGCGGGAGCAGTCGGTTCTGCATCTCCTGCACCGCTGAACATCTCTGCAAGCCAGTTGGCGGCATCGTTAATAGCGGCAGCAGCAGTGCGCAGCTCTTCGATGGTCGCAGCCATATCGCTCATTTTGCTCATCCTGTTTTCCTCCTTCCGTAGATTGACTTTGAATCAGCGCCAGCTTCATAGCCAGTCGCTTGGACACCACACTGATGGCCGTGAGAACATCGATGAGTTCCTGGTCAGTGCCGGTGCCGTGTTTCTTCTGGGCTTCGTACATTCTGTTCACCTCCTTGGAAGGAGCAGTGTCGTTTTTGCTCTTTCCACTACCCACTGGAGGTGAGGTATGCGTTTGAACAGAGAAACACAGAAAAATTTTCAAAAAAAATCTCCAGTCACCGAAATGATGACTGGAGCAGGTGTTTAGATGTAGTCCCCAAGCAGAATGCGCAGTCTGTCAAAGGCCTTCTGCTTTCTGTAATTCACAGCACTCTGGTTGTTATAGCCCATGATGGAAGCAATATCTCTCTCGGATTTACCTTCCATAATCAGTTCACAAATACGGCGACCTTCGGGGTCGAGTTCCTGCAACTTCTGATAGAGGGCGCAGAGCAGTTCACGATCCTCCATGATGGACTGTGCATCCGGGGTGTCATCCTGCAGGTCATCCGCCCAACTCTTCTGGTTACCCTCGCCGTCCTCAACGGTGTAATCCAGAGAGAGGTTATCTCCTGCGGCTCGGAATTCGCAGGCAAGACAGTCACCATCGCACATCCAGGTCTTGGACTTGGGACACATACACTGACCGTGTGCCTGGGCGCGTTTACGGGTAGCCCAAATATCACGGTAGTAGGCGTAATACTGCTCTTCGGTCACTTCCACCCAGGTCTTGAGACGGTGGATGTAGACCTTGTACTCACGGGTTGACATCTGATTTTCATTGGTTTTCATAGATTGTCCTTTCCGCCTGGTCAGCGGAGGGCGGAAGGACACAAAAAGGTCTGTGCAATTCGATACACAGACCCTTGGAGCCTAATATGGGCGCAACAAGAACAGGGTACCGATATTGCGACCCACCAACGATGCAGTGGGAAGACAATATTTGTATCCTCGGCCCTTATTGCAAATCAGGCTTTGAATAATTAAATTGTTCAGCCTACGGGGGTTCCGTCTGACTGTGCTTTAATTATAGAAGAAAGGACGCCATTTGACCCGGACACGGCGTGTCCGCTGAATTTAGGGGTAAAAACACAAAAAGCCCTCTCCAGACAAGCACTATGGCTCATTGGAGAGGGTGCAATGATGTTGCGAGGGTCAAATTTGCCTCGTTTTGCCGGACACGATATGTCCACCAGAGAAAAAATATTTTTGAAATTTTTATGGCGTGTCACGGATGTGTCCGTTTTATCGGACTGTATTTGCAGTATTCTATACTTAGATCGGTGCAACCAAAACAGGGCAAATCCGACATATTACCAACAAATCATACGAAACCCCTTGAAAAAACGGCGAAAGCGTGATATAATGTATATTGCATTACTATAAACACGATCTTGGGGTGAACAATATGAACGAAAATTATGCAGAAAATTGGATCGGCATCGAAGAGGCTGCAAACCATCTTGGTGTTACCAAGGACACCATCCGTAACTGGATAAAGAAAACCGATATACCTGCTCATAAAATCGGTAAGCTGTGGAAATTTAAGCGTTCCGAACTGGATGCTTGGGTGAAAAGCGGCAAAAGCGCTATCGATTAACACTTACCAAAACTGGAGGATTACATATGAACGCGATTGATTTGTTTGCAGGATGCGGTGGCTTATCCAAGGGGTTTATGGATGCCGGATTCGATATTATTGTTGGTGTGGATAATGACCAAGCCGCTCTGAATACATTTGCACTTAATCATAACGGCGCAATCCCTATGAATGCCGATTTGTCCAAGCAGGAAACCTTTGATGAAATAAAGAGAATTGCCGGAGAACGCAATATTGATGTTATTATTGCAGGCCCTCCGTGCCAAGGCTTCTCTTTGACTGGTCCCCGCAACTTTGACGATGCACGAAATAAACTCTATCTCGCTGTGATTGAGATGGTAAAGCAATATCAGCCTAAAGGCTTTATAATTGAAAATGTTCCCGGAATGGCCACACTGTATGAGGGACAGATTAAAGACGAAATTTTACGGCGTTTCAGAAATCTCGGATATAACATCGAGTGCAAAATTCTGTGTGCGGCAGATTATGGCGTTCCTCAAATGAGAAAACGCTTGGTATTTATGGGAGTTCGAAGTGATATTGGAACGCCGATGTTTCCCGCTCCGTATTTTTCTCCTGAAGAATACCGCACTTGTCGGGATGCACTGAGCGATTTGCCGTCCCGTGAGACTGCACTCGGTGAAGAGGAAGATGTATATACCTGTGAGCCTCAGACGGAGTATCAGCGTCTTATGCGTGGTGATTGCACTGTTCTTCATAACCATGTTGCTACCAAGCACACCCAAATGGTTAAGGACACAATTGCCCTTGTTCCCGAAGGCGGCAATTACAAGGATCTTCCTCCCGGATGGGGAGAAAGTCGTAAGTTTAATGAGGCGTGGACCCGCTACCACGGAGATCGCCCCTCAAAAACTATCGACACAGGACACAGAAATCACTTCCATTATCAGTACAATCGAGTTCCCACAATCAGAGAAAACGCACGCCTGCAATCCTTCCCGGATGATTTCGTCTTTACTGGAACAAGAACTCAGCAGAATCGTCAGGTTGGAAATGCAGTCCCCCCGCTCCTGGGCTATGCCCTTGGAAAGGCGCTATTGAGTATTATTTCGGAGGGCACTAAAGACGATGAGTAACAAAATACGAGCGATAGATTTATTTGCAGGTTGTGGTGGCTTGATGGACGGCTTTGAACAGTCTGGCCACTACCATACCGTTGCCGCAGTCGAATGGGAAAAAGCACCGTGTGCTAATCTGGAAACTCGCCTTCGTGATAAATGGGGCTATGCAGATGCGGGGAGCCGGGTTCTTCGCTTTGATATTCAAAGAACTGACGAACTTTTTAACGGTTGGGATGACCCTGAATATGGGACTTCGGATGGCCTTGATAGGTTGGTATCGGCAGAAGGTGGCATTGACGTAATAATCGGCGGCCCTCCTTGCCAAGCATACTCTATTGCTGGGCGTGTCCGCGATGAAAACGGAATGCGCGATGACTATCGGAATTACCTGTTTGAAAGTTACTTAAAAGTAGTTGATAGGTACAAGCCGAAAGCCTTTGTGTTTGAGAATGTACCAGGGATGCTGAGTGCAAAACCTGGGGATTTTCCGATAATTGATGTCATTCAGAAAAGCTTTGAGGATGCCGGATACTGTTTGCTGCCCGATCTTCGAGATGCAGTTTTGGATTTCACCGAATACGGTGTTCCTCAAAACAGAAAAAGAGTTATTATCTTTGGCGTTCGCAAGGAATTCTTCGGAGATAAAAGCGAACAGGTGGTGGAAGATTTTTACAAAAAAGCATTACCTCGATATAAAGTTTCAAAGAAATCCACCGTCCGTGATGCCATCGCTGATTTGCCTAAGCTATATCCTCTGGGAGAAGATCAGAAATACGAAGGTCGCAGAATTGCCCATTCTTTGCCTGAACCGTTTGTTGCAAATCACATTGCACGATGGCAGAGCAACAGAGATATGGACACTTTCAGATTGCTGACTACGGATATTGAGTCTGGCCGATACGAATATGTGACTGCCGAAGCATTGAAGGCGCTGTACACTAAAGTGACTGGCAAGACCTCTAATGTTCATAAGTATCATGTCCTTCGTTGGGACGAGCCGAGCAACTTAATTCCTGCACATTTGTATAAGGATGGACTTCGTCATATTCATCCCGACTCTGAGCAGTTGCGGACGATCACCGTCCGAGAGGCCGCACGGTTGCAAACATTTGCTGATGACTATATTTTTGATGGAAGCAATGTGGAACTCTATAAGATGATCGGTAACGCTGTCCCACCGCTCATGGCTAAGTGCCTTGCTAATGCTGTGAACGATGTTTTACATGAATATTTATTTTAAGAAAGGTAGGTAGATGATATGCCGTATTTAGCAAGAGATGCAGCAAATACACTGTTTGGCTATTTAGAAATCGAACCTACACAAGTAGAGTTTATAGCCGACACAAATAATCGAGGCTTCGTCTATACTATTGATGAAGACAACAAATGTGTGATTTTCATTTATCCCATCAGCCATAAGGCGGATGACACCAAAAATTTCTTCGATACTCGTGACAGTGGCGCAAGAGAGCGTGGTGTGGCGTGGAATTACGCATTAACTAATCACATGAAATATTTTTGCTTTGCAGTGCATGACCAGGTCGAGAAGTACAAAGATTACATCTTTAGCTTGGAATCTGATGAGGCACGAATTGCAGAGGTTTCTGGTACAGTAAACGGTGTTCGCGGAAACGGAGGCACTCAAGTTGTAATTCCGAACAACTACATTCCCTCACAACCGTTTGACCGCATTCTGACTCGTAACAACTTTTATATTGCGGTAATTCACAGAGATGGTATCCGCGATTACATTGAAAAATGCGATAACCGCCCCTACATGACCGCCAATGGTCCTGTTGCTCTGGCAGAAAATGTAAATAACGAGGATGCATTTAAGGCGTGGTTGGCCGCTCTTGTACGAGCAAACGGTGAAAGGTATTCCGAAAATACCCGTAATCAGTATATTAGCGCTGTTCGAGCAGTGCCTAATGAATTCGCTGATGAATTAGAACCGTATGATACCGTGTTCAATATTAACGATGTTGAATCATTCGATTTGACCATTGCAACAGTTAGAGAAAGTGACCGATTTGAGGAATTTAACCGCGCTCGTGGAAACGGCGCACTTTCTGCCTGCCTTGACCTCTACCGCCGATTTTTGGATGAGCGTACTCCAAACGATGAGGTAGAATATCTTTCTCCTGCGTGGTTTAGGCTCACCGCCGCTAATTATGCCCAGGTAGACACAGAGGCTACTGCTTTATATCAGCAATTCCAGAGCCTGTATTCACCAGATAAATTGCGTGACCTTTCTGACGATGACTTGTTGGGCTATATCTTCCTTGGCGTAAATGATCGCAGTTTGTGCAATGCATTAGAGTTCGACGGACAATACACCCAGTTCGGTAGCATTGCCGGAGGTACAGCGTACAAATACAATCTGTTCTATAGCAGAAATGAAGAGACCTGGAAGACCTCCTTTGGAGAGGGCGGTCAGCGTTCCACCACCCAGGAAGAGGCTCTTGCGATTGGCAAGCAGATTCGAGATGCACTTGTTGCGGGTGCGGATATCATTGCAAATCACGAGGCGTTAACAACAGTCAACGATTATACGCACCTGTTGAACGAACTGAATGCTGTAATCCCGCAGTACATCACCAAAATGTGGTTTTTGAAGTATTACCACATGATGTTCCCGCACATTCTTCCGAATTTTTATAATGAGGCATGGCAAAAGCACATCCTTTGTAATCTGAATATTGTTCCCTCTGATGTGCAATTCATCCGTATGGGACAAATTGGTGCTTTTATCAACGAGTGTGGTATTTCGAGCATCGTATTCTCAAAAATCATCTTTGATAACATTGGTTCTCCTAAAACTTTTTACAGAGTGGGAACTGGTGACAATGGAGTGTATTTCGACCAGTGGCATCAGAATAATTATATTGCCATCGGTTGGAACGAATTGGGTGATCTTACTGCCGCATACCAAGAAGACGCCGACAGCAAAGCTATTATCACAGATGCTTTGAAAGGGCAGTGGAATTATGATAATCGCCTTGCATCTCGCAAGTATGGCGAAATTAACAGTTTTTACTCTGCCGTGGCGGATACCACATACGCCGTTGCTATGGCAGGACAGAAAGTATTGGCAATCGGTATTATTACCGGCGGTTACTTCTTTGATGAAGATAGGGATTATGGGCACTGCCGTCCCGTTCGTTGGCTGAAGGTCTTCGATGAAGGGAAAACTCTTCCTGTCGAAAGCGAAGGTAAGTTAACCACATTCTATGAGCTGAAAAACAGCGAAAATCTGTGTTATTTGTATTCCCTCTTGCACGGGAGAGACGATGTTGATGAAACACCGCCAGAGGAAGCAATTACCGAAACTCAAATCCGCAAAGTCAGCTTCTGGACCGGGTTTGAAAGTGAGCAGCCGCGCAATCGTATCCTTTTCGGAGCCCCTGGTACAGGTAAGAGTTTTACGCTGAATGGTGACCGTAAAGAACTTCTGTATGGTGATCGTAACGCGGATGAAAATGCTCTCGACCGCAGCCTCTACGGTGAATACGAGCGTGTGACCTTCCATCCGGATTACTCCTATGCCAATTTTGTTGGTACATATAAGCCGGTGCCCTGCAAGGACAGTGATGGCAAGGATGCCATTACTTATTCCTATGTGCCCGGCCCGTTTATGCGTACCTATGTAAAAGCCCTTCAGAACAGCAGAACAGACGCCCCCAAGCCGTTCCTGCTCGTGATTGAAGAAATCAACCGAGCCAATGTTGCAGCGGTGTTCGGTGATGTATTCCAGTTGCTTGACCGTGGTGATGATGAGGTCAGCGAATATCCGATCCAGGCATCCGAGGACATCAAAAAGTATCTGGCAAGAGAACTCGGCGGCAATCCCGACGATTACGCTGAAATCCGCATCCCAGACAATATGTTCATCTGGGCTACCATGAACAGTGCTGACCAGGGTGTATTCCCGATGGATACCGCTTTTAAGCGCAGATGGGACTTCACCTATTTGGGTATCGATGACAGTGAAGCCGGAATCGTTGGCAAAAAGGTCGTCCTCGGTCAAGGTGACTATCGCCGCATTGTGGAATGGAACGCGCTTCGCAAGGCCATCAACAATGAGATGCTCACTTACAAGGTGAACGAGGATAAGCTGATGGGTCCGTATTTC